GTGCTGCCATCGGTGGTGTAGTAGATGACCGCACCAGGAGTCAGGCAGTACAGGTTGACGGTCTGCGTTGCAGCATAGGTGCCAGCGATCGGCAAGCCGTAAGGCGTTGCAACAGCATTGGCAGCGTCGGTTGCGAAGCTGGCCGAGGTTGTCGGAGTTTCGTTGTTGATGTTGACGATGACAAATCCCTCGCCAAAAACAGGCTGGCCGTCATAGCGAGCAGTGCCCTTGAACACAGTCTGGTCCTCTATGAACATGGCCTGGTCAGATACTGCAAGCTGAGCACCGGCGCGTTCTGCAAGAAGGTACAACGAACCATACCCACCAGCGACGTCATAATCGTCCATGAATTCCAAAATTTCAACAGCGCCACCGATGATGGGCATGACACCGTTCGAAGCAGCAACAAGTGCTCCAGCTGCATTGAAAGCGATTGTCTTTGCCAAAATGGTCTGCCAGGTCTTGTCATTCATCACCCAGAACTTCTGGCCGTTGGAATAGTTGGACTTGGCTACGCCACAGTAGGCGACCAGGTTGGCAAAGAAGGTTTCAGACGTCATTCCAGACGGGCTGAACTTCAGGATGTTGGTCGTGTGCAGGTCGGTCCAAGCCGGGCCATTTGCGTCCCAATCGCTCGGTGCGCTTGTCTGGGCAAGGCGAGTCAGGAAGCCGAGCGGCATTTTCGTACCAGAACCGAAGACGATAGCTTTATCAACACCAAGGCCGATCGACTGACCGATCATGTCCATGATGTCACTGAGCAGGTTCAGCTCGGAATCTTCCAGCGTGGAATTCGGTACCGGAATGAAGCCGCCGACCTTGTAGCCGTCCACTTCGATCTGGCTGAAGCTCAAAGCCAATTCATTCAGAGCGCCAACAGCTTCTGTCCAGACGCCTTCCGGAATGCTGCCCATGATGGTCTGACGGGCTTTCCCGCTGACGGATTTGACAAAGACATGCTTTGCCAGTTTGGAATAGCGGTGCAGGTTGTCACGCAGGACTTCCAGCAGGATTTCAGGAATCTCCAGCTCAGCGCCGGTGACGGCACGCTTTTGGCCTTTGAGGGAGCGAACGCGAGTGAGGAATCCTTTGACATCTTCACGGGCGATCAAGGTGGAACGAACTTCAGCGGAAATGCCTTCGAAAAAGCGGTGTCTTTTGCTCATATAATCTGATTTCCTTTCTTTGTCCGGCTCTGCCGGTTGTTCAATTTGGGCTTGACGGTTTTCGACTTCGTCTAGCTCCGCCTGCAGCTTTTGGATTTCGTCCTCGAGCTTTTTTTTAGCGTCCTCATGAGCTGCTTGATCAGCTCCGAGCGCCTCCTGTTCGGACTCGAATTCTGATACCTGGGATTCAATCAGCTCACGTTCCTCGGCATTGGTTTCCTCGGTAACTTCACTGATTGCTGCAGCAAGCTCTTCCTCGCGGGTTTTCATGGCTGCGCTTCTTGTTTCAAAGTCGGTGTCTTTGGATCGCATGTCAGCGAGCTGTTGATTGAGGACTTTGATCTTCTGGCGCAGAATCAACTGCTTAAGTGCCATGTCTTGAAATCCTTTCTTTCATTGATGCTTTCCAGACATCCATCTGGCGCTTTTGGATGTTCTTAATCTCATCGGCTCTGGCGCTGATGGACGTTTCTTTGTAAGCCGGGAATGTGCAAGGGCTGACCTCGTACAATTCAACCTCCATGATTCGGCTGTGCCATCCACCATCAGGACGCTGCGACATCTCCTCGCGAATGATGTCAAACCCAATTGAGCACTGACTAACGTCGCCACGTTCAACCCGGGCATGAGCATTAACCGCATCACTGTCTTTCTCGTTGACCACGATCTCGCCATACAATCCATGGCTGTCTTTACCAAGTGTGAGCGTCTTTGGCTTGGTCCTGCCAAGGACAATGTTTGTGTCGTGGTTCCAGAGCGCCCGAATGTCTCCGCCTATAGTATTGTCAAAAGCGCCCGGATCGAATTCTTCTGAAAATCCCTGGAACATTTCGTACTTTTCACCAAACACACTGAAATAGCCTTTGATGACTTTCTTTCCGTCATCAGCTCGTTCGGATCGCAAGTCGGATGCTATATAGCGATACTGCCGTCCATTTCTCTTATCCATTTGTGCCATCGCCTCCTTTCTCCTTGAGTTTCTTCTGGTCGCCAATCTTGGCATATGGAATGTAGTTCTCCAGGACAGCCAATTCGCTCAGTCCCTCTCTCGGATTCCATCCGGACCAGTCGCGGGCCTCGTTGCGGTCTATGATGGCTCGGTCCACATAGTTGCAAGCGACCTCTGATATTTCGGTCAGGCTGTAACTGAACAGGCTTCGCGGATTAAACCGAAAATACCAGTCAGGCGAAAGAAGCAGCTTTCGCGTCAGTTCCTGTTCGATGCCGCGTGCTATCGGTAACACAACGGTTGAAACGAAACTGTTGTACTCATCTCTGTTGAACGTTCCTTCTCCAACTAAAAAAGCCGGTACCCCGAAGATCGCGGCTGCCGTCCTTTTATCGATGGATATGCTGTCTTTGATGGCCAGATCATTAATCGACATCGGCTTAACTTGCTGTATGTCTGCAAGCTCTGCCGGTATCAACCATGGTTTGCCGTTCTCAACGGCCTGGAAATATTGCTGGAGTAATTGCTCTCGCCCGGTGCTTGATGCAAACTCTTCCGTCAAAGCGTCCACACGAACAATGATGCTCGGTGTTGGGTTTGACATGAATTCAGTCCTGGTTGTCTGTGCCTGCCTAAGTGTCCCTGCCAGATCGGTCAACAGCACCCGGTATCCTTTTCCAATCCACGGCTGTTGCGGATCCGGATTCGCAACGAAGTGAAGTACCTCGTCAGGCATATACGGGCGGCCACCATAATTGATGCTATATCCATAACCATGAGAACTGAACTGGACTTTGGTCATGTCCATCGGCTCAAGATCATCCAGGTATCCGTTGCTGGCAAAATGCGGAATCTGTACAGCGTTGCCTTCGCCATCCAGCAGGATGTTTCTCACAATCGAAAACATCCATTGCTTTCTGGTTGTCAGTTTGCATGGACTGATATCAATCTTTCTGGACAGCTCATTTTTGATCCGCTGATCGCCATCTTTGGTGTTAGCCATCAGGTGAATGGTCATCGAGCTGATCAGATCAGCAATGCGCGTCGCAGCTGTTTGAATCTCTGGATTGTCAATCAGCCTGGAATAACCATTCGACGTCAGCCAGGTGTATGAATCCGGCGATGACAACCACAACAATCCACTGTCTGTCCGCTTGTTTGCGATAGGAGCATCGCGCTTTCTTTTCCTGCTCAATGTTTTGCACCTCATTTGAACCAGCTTGCGGCTTTACCTGATTTCTCCATGTCCTCAAGCATTCGCACGCAGGCGAAAACCGAGGCGTCAAATATGTCAATTCGATGTTCTGGCATGACCTTTTCAAACTGGATCATGTCGTCAGTCTTTTCGATAGCTCGAACGTTCTGGACACAGTACTCAAAAGCTTTCGAATGCAAATAGTAGAAATTGCCATTCTTTGCTTTTTCCTCGATGCGCCTGAATCCTTCGCTTTTCTTATAGAAATACTGTGGCTGGTCTACCACATTAAACCCTGCAGCCTTCATGCCTATGAAATATTCGCGACTGAATTTTCTGTCATGGCCGATCTGCTTGATTTTGAATCCCATTGCCTTCATTTGTTTGAACCAGTTCACGATCTCAGCGTAATTAACGGTTGGATTGTTGCTCATGGTCAGCCAACCATCATCTTTCCAGCCAAACAGCGGGATGCTGTCCTGTTCAGCTTTTACATGGGCCGCAACAATCGGGAACCACGCATGAGTGATTGCAATATCAACTCCCTGGTAGTGACCATACAAACAAGCCGCAGTCAGGTCATGAAGCTTTGAAAGGTCAGCACCGCCGAACCACTGAATTGGAAGCCTGGCCAACTCTTGAATCGTCCAATGGTATTTGGCATCAGAGACCTGGAATTCATTCAAGTTGAAATAGGCTCGCATTGCTGATGTGTAGACATTCAAACTTTTAGCCAGAAAATCTTTTCTCTGCTGCGGGTCATTCAAGGCTTGCATCGAGTCATTGAGGATGTCCTCCGGCCTGATCGACACGCCGTAGGCCGGATTGGCCATCTCATGGATCCGTGGACTTGTGAAATCGACATCGCCGTTTTCATCCTGGTCTGCTTTCGAAATGAATATAAACAACTGTTCATCTCTGACGGTCTTGTCCAGCACTTTTTTGCAGTACATCAATCTCTGATAACAGAACGATGTCATATCATCTCCGGCCGTTGTGATTCCGATCATCAGCTTATTGGTGTATGCCTTCATTGCCTCCTTGATGATGTTGTATTGCTTAGGCGTCTTGTAAGCATGAATCTCATCAGCAATAGCGATGTTGCAATTGAGCGAGTCCTGCCTATCCGGATTGGCTGCCAGTGCCTGGATGAAGATTGAACCGTCACCAAGGTCGCCCTGGATGCTATGCTCCTGGTTGTTATCAATGACGCGAAAGTTTTCTTTCTCGCCCATCTGGTCCAAGTTGTAATTGATAAAGTTGAATGACTCCAACGACTGCTTCATCGCCGCAGCGACAATATAAATCTTTGATCCAGATCTTCTGTTCAGCAAGCCTAACGCCCAGGCCAGCGCAGCGGAAAAACTTGTCTTGATGTTTTTTCGAGGGATATAAATAAACGCCTCTTTGAAGCGTCTGTTTTTTGTCCCTTTATGAAAAAATCCAAGCAGGTTATATACCTGGAATTTATGAAATGGCTCAAGCAGAAATGGCTTGCCGCGCAGTGGCGTCCCGTCGATCGCTTCGCCCTGGGCATGGACGAATGTTTTTTCGATTATGCCTATGACGAACTCAGCATCCTTTGGATCAAAATCATAGCCTGGATTATTCAGGTCATCGAGGAATCTTTGACATCCTTGAATCAGCTCAAAGCAAGCAATTTTCTTTCCTGACACGATGCTGTTTGCATACTCAAAAACAACATCGTAGTTTTTATGCTTTTTAGCGGCCAAGGTCTTTCAGCACTTCCGCCAGTTTTGATGATTTGCCAGATTCTGCAGTAACTGTCTCGAGTGATTTTGGATTTAAGCACAGGCGATCCGAGTATGCCAGGATGTCTTTTCGCAATGCTTCAAGCGTTGAAACAATCGCAGATTTTTTGTAGCCGCCGGCCGCAGTCTCTGTCTCATACGCTCGCCCAGATTCTTCGAAATTATTGATTGCCTCAAGGTACTGTTCATTCAATCCGGCGTAAATATCAATCAAAGGGTCATACTCAGGCTTGTAGATGCCAAGCGATTTCATGGCTTTTATTGTTCTGGTTTTGATTGCTTTTTGGCTGTTCTTGTTTACGGCCACCCGATCGACCCTCCTTTCAAAAAAAGTTTCTGGAGCTCGCTCTCTATTAAGACCTTGCCCCTTCCGGCAGGAGCACCCCGCAAAATCACTTTCGAAAGGTGGGGGGATACCCTCTTGGCTCAAGTTTGTTATGACAAGATGTGCACAAGGCCAGCCCGTTACTTACAACATATTGCAGCTCCGGATATTCTGACCGAGGTTTGATGTGATGCGCATGTGTAGCCGCAGTTGTCTTGCCATACCTCTTACACTCCTGGCAAAGATAACCTGCCTGCCTCAATACCTTTTCCCGCCACTGCCTGTGCTTTGTCAGTGTGTAGTGCTTGTCACTTGGCATATTATTTACCTCGAGGGATGGTTAGCGCGGAGGATTACGCTGGCCATCCCTCCAGACCTGCAGTTGACTGCAAAACCCTATGAAGAACCGTGGCCCCCACCTGCCAGCATTCCTATCTCGGAAGGTTCTTCCCAATCTGCCCGGCCGAAGCCACCGTTCCATTTTTTACAAAAGAAAAGATCCCGCCGCGCTTGGACGAGATCTACTTTCAATGCTGCCCGCTTGGGGCAATGTCTCTACTTACAGTATATCATCCTGCGCAATGACACGATTACGACACGATTCTGTCGTTTATCGTATGATTCAATGCACTTATCCCGAAAAATAGAATACTCAGCCGGTGATATGCTTCTTTTAGATCTCTTTGGATAGTTCTTGCATCACAGTCAAAGAGATCTGCCAGCTGTTCATTCGAGAACCATTTCCCTTTGCCATCCGATCCTTTGATTGGATCGACGTATTTTCTCATGACCACGTTATACGGCCGAATATTCCCATCGCATTCACAAAGTTGTTTGTAAGTTTCTAACGCCTTATCCATGTGCGTCTTGTATACCATAGTTTCCATTCGACTTTGAGTGATCGCCCTGACCTCGCTACTGATCTGGAAATCTTCAATGTACCAGGTCATGGAATCAATTGCGTTTTCAATAAACGCTTCAAGGTATCGATAGTGCTGTAGAGCCAATTTGATATTATGCTTTTCTCCCACGGTAACCTCCCGATTACTTGATGATCCTTAGCTCTAGCCATGGATACTTTTCTCTGAACATCTTGGCCTTCATGACAAATGCCTCTGTTTCCTTTCCTTTGACATCTTCGACCCAGACCTTGCCTTGCTTATCACAGACAATGAAGTCTGGCCGATATCTGATCTCTGGTCCTATGATGAATGATGGTTGAAGGCCAAACCCGCTGATGCTTTCAGAATGTTGTAGCAGCTTCAACTCCCTATACCGTCTTGCCTCGGCTTTGCTGTCGAACCGGATCCCGTCCGCCATCGTGATAGCATTGCGATACTTATTTGGCTTATCCAGCGCCGGCCCTCTACCCGGCTGCAGTTGAAGCTTCCTGTACTCCTCGATCGACATCCTGGTCATCAATCATCACCCCCTCTATCGGCTCCTTGATTGTTCCGTGAATTCTGCGCTTTGCATCGGCAATTTCTGCAATCGATTCGATGACAATATAGCTCGCTCGATATCGTGACCAGTCTTTCCTGGCTTGATCCT